TCAATCTTTTTTATACTTGTTTGGAGTGAATTTTTGTTTTGCTAATTGTTTTGCCATGCGCATTGAGTTCTCCAGAGAAATACGAATCATTTCTTTTGTATGGTCGTCTATTGGTTCTCCATCAAACATTAACGCTTCATCACTGTTTTCTAAATCCTTTAATGTTTTTTCTAGGTCACGTGCAATATCACGACTATCTTTTTTTGTTAAGTCAGGAAGTGTATTGGATACTCTTGATTCATCTTCTCTTCCTAATAAATAATCTGTTGTTACTCCTAAAACATTAGCTAAATCTTTTAGCATTTCGTTTGAGGGAGTACTATGACCATTCTCATAGTTACTAATGGTGCCTTTAGTTGTATTTACTTTATTGGCTAATTCTTGTTGAGTGAGTTTACGTGTTTTACGTGTTTCTTTTAATCTTTGTTTCAACATTTTTAGCACCTCCCGTTAATAAAAAGTACAAATATATTGTACATTATATAGATGAAACATCAAACTTTGTACAAGAAAATTGTACAAATGCATTGACGTACAAGAATCTTATACTTATAATAAAAGTACAAATAACTTATACAAGGAGCGAGACAGTGAACAAAAATATCAAGTTAATTAGATCCAGGAAAGAAAGTAAGTTAACGCAACAAAATCTTGCAGGTAGAATGCAAGTTACAAAATCTACAATAAGTAATTGGGAAAATGGCCATAGTAATCCAAATCTTGAAAAAGCTATAAGGTTGGCTGCTATTCTTGGGTGTGATGTAAAAGATTTAATTTGATGTATGTTAGTACAAGAATCTTATACTTTTTGACTAGGAAGTAGGTGAGAAAATGCCATCAACTAACATGGCAGTACCAACAGATCAGCTGCATAAACATATAGAAAGTACTTCAAGAGGTGACACCATGAGCCAACAAGAAGAATATGCAGCGACTTATGAATTTGGAAAAACGAAAGTCTATGTTGTGGCTCCTGAGCCAAAATTGCAAAAGGATATTGATAAACTCCTTCAAGCATATTACAAGGCTGGTTGGGCCATCATCAAAGAAATACAAGTGAAAGAAAACATTGAGGAATAGTTCCTCTCTTTTTACATGAATAATAGACAAGTTACGTATGTACTAAATTCATTGTAACCATTTGAAAACTAAATATGGAGGCGAACAGATATGGGAACAAGCATATACTGCAATTCAGCAATAGGGGAATTATTACAGAATGCTAGAGAATGTTGTGATAATGTTCAGCTGAAAACGAAGAAAGGGTTATCTAAGTATCTTGGTATTACACATGAAAGATTAACCCGTATTGAATCTGGACTTTCTAAACCAGAATTTGAGCTTGCGATGGATTGGTGCCAAGCAACAGGAGCAAAGTTGAATCAACAAGCGATTAAACATATTTATGGTGTTGGATTACCTCCTACAGATCCACGATTAACTCAAGATGTAAATCTACAATTGATGAACTACATTAAACAAGCTGAAGAGGGGATTGTGGCAGCAAAGGAAATCATGAACTTACAAGTTGCAACAAGGTCATGGAAGCTTGATGAAAAAAAGAAACATGAATACGCAGTTCATGCAAAAGAAATCTTCGATACAATCCAAGCTACTCAATGTGTAGTACAAGCTCTTGAGCAGGTTCATTTTGGCATTATGGAACAAATACAAAGAAGTTGGTTGCAAAAGGCTATGGCGGAGAACGTTATTATTCAATCGGTGGATAGCTTAATGACTTTAACAAAGATGCTGTAAAGGAGGAAGAAAAATGACAGTAGATTATAAGAAACCAAGTTTAAGAGAATATAAGGAACTAATACGCTATGATGCAAAACTAACTGGTGAAATTAAAATAGCAAAAACACTTGGTGAGGATTCAAAGTCAGTTGAGTTAAAGCAAGAGAAAAAGTTAGTGGGGATTCGAATCAAAATTATCGAAGCATCATTCATTTTAAAACATAAATGGGCAAAAGAAAAAGCTACCGCCTAGACAACAGTAGCTCTAACAAAAATATTGTAAAGCAATTATAACATTTTATAAATCATTTGGACAAGCACTGTGCTTGTCGTTATGACCAGAAAGGGATTGTTCCTCCCAATACCTCTACAATGTTCCTTTCTGGTTGTAACGATGCGTACAGCATCAATTTAATTAGAAAGGAGATGTAATTCATGAACGATAAAAACAATCATCTTCATGATCTAGTTCTTCCAGGAGATTTTTCATTCGCGAATAAACTTCATAACTGTATGGCTGCATGTATTCATAACATGTTTAATGCAGAATCAACCGAAGAATCAAATCACTGGGAAGAAGAATTGGAGCGATGTATGAAAGAATTTAAAATGCTTCGTGATACAAAAGAAGAACATGAGGCATCGATGAGTTATCGTGTAGTGATTAAAGATTTAAGAGCAAGAGGAGTTAACGCCTCTTTAGTAACACGTAGAAAATAAAAAATCTATCACTTGGCAGAGTGATAGATAAATGGTTTTGCAAAAGATCTTAGGATTAATTATATCAAATTAGCATTCGTATAACAACGGAGTGTGTTGCATGATTCTAGACAAAACGTTACATAGAGTGTTGCTGAACCCTAAGGTATTTCAGCAAGCGACATCAGAGCAACACCTAATTTACTTAGTAAACCAATATCTCAAAACAGGATACAAGAATTATCGCTTATTACGTGTAGAGGACGGATTCGCGATATGTAAACGGGAGGATGAATAATATGGCAGTTTATAGACCAGTACACGTTTCATTTTGGCAGGATTCATTTGTTTTAGATCTTACACCGGAGGAGAAGTATTTCTACTTATATTTGATGACAAACAGTAAGACGTCTCAATCAGGAATCTATGAGCTTCCACTTCGTATTATTGAAACCGATACAGGATATAACCGTGAAACTGTTATGAAGCTATTAGAACGTTTTGTTGAGTATGGAAAAATTAATTACAACCAAAAAACAAAAGAGTTGTTCTTAATCAACTGGTTGAAATTCAATCCAATTAAAAATGTAAACATTGAAAAGTGTGTTTTAAAAGAAATTCAATCTGTAAAAGATCAAGATTTTCTGGTTGATTTTTATGAAACATGTTTGCAATTAGAAAAAGAGCAAGATTTTAAAATTCCTCGTATTAAGGAGTATTTATCAGTCCGTTTGGAGGGGCTTATAAGGGGCTTCCAAGACCCTAGCAAGGAAGAAGAAAAAGAAGAAGAAAAAGAAAAAGAACAACAACAAGAAAAACGCGCAAGCGCGGAAGAAGTTGTTGAGGTTAATCCGATTTCTTTTTACGAACAAAACTTCGGACTGATTACACCTTTTATTGCAGATGGTATTCACGCTTGGATAGATGATTTAAATGCAGAGCTCGTTGTGAAAGCTATGGAAATTGCTTTAGAGAAGAATACAAGAAACATGAATTACGTAAATACAATTTTACGAGATTGGCACCTTAAGGGATTGAAAACAGTAGCAGACGTTGAAGCCGCTGATAAAGCATTCCGTGCTCAACGATTAGCAAAACCGCAACAATCAACACAAGTACCTTATCAACAAAAAGGCTTATCGGAATCTACTAAAAACGTAATACAACAGCAAGAATCATGGGAACAAAACATTCCAACGGATGAAGAACTTGCAGCGCTTAATCAAAAAAGTGGGTGGATGGTTCAATGAGTAACGATATGATTCGTAACACAGAAGCTGAACAAAGTGTTTTAGGTAGCATTATCCAAGAAGGCGATTTAATTAAAGATTGCCAGCTAAAGGAAAAACAGTTTTCTTTACCAACACACCAAGTGATTTTTAAAGCGATGAGAGAGTTAGAGGATGCTGAGGTTCCAATAGACCTTGTCGCTCTCATGGGGAAATTCGATGAAAGCTTTATGAATCAGATTGGCGGAATTGAATTCTTTGTAAACCTGACAGAAGTTGTAACAACAACTAAAAACTTCTCGTATCATGAAGGTTTAGTGATTGAAGCTTGGAAGATGCGACATGCTCAAGAGGTTGCTGGTAATTTATATAACCGTCTTCAGCAAGATAGGGATATGAGTGCTATTAGTACATCAATTGATGAACTAAGTGCCATTGAAGAAACAGGTTATTCAGATGAATTTAACTTGAAAGACACACTTGTTGATTTGTATAAGAATATGCAAATTGATGTAGGAGATTTAACCGGTATACCAACTGGTTATGACGACTTAAACAGAATGACAGCAGGACTACAAGAAGGCGATTTAATTATTGTCGGTGCCCGTCCTTCGATGGGGAAAACAGCATTTGTATTAAACATTGCTTTCCATGCAGCGAGTGCTCATACAGCAACAGGCGTCTTTTCGCTAGAGATGGGAGAAGAACAGTTGCTTAAGCGGATGATCTCAAGTACCGGAAATATAGATGCTACAAAATTAAAGAATCCTAAAAAACTATGTAATTTAAAGGATTGGGAAAAGATTAGCCAAGCAATGGGGTTAATAAATGATTTGCCGTTAGAAATATACGATAAAGCCAATGTAACGATGCAAGAGATTTACGCAAAGACTAGGAAACTAAAGCGCAAATATCCAGACAAAAAGGTGCTAGTCGCAATAGATTACCTGCAGCTTATTGTAGGTGACACAAAACATAGAGGAAATCGTATGCAAGAGATTGGTGAGATTAGTCGTAAGCTAAAACTTATGGCAAGAGAGCTAAATGTATGTGTGGTTGCATTATCGCAGTTAAGTCGTGCTGTTGAAAGTAGGCAAGATAAAAGGCCGCTACTCTCAGACCTACGTGAGAATGGTCAAATTGAGCAAGATGCGGATTTGATTGCATTCTTATATCGTGAAGATTATTACGACCGCGAAACAGAAAATAAAAACATAACGGAAATTATTTTAGCGAAACAGAGGAATGGCCCAGTTGGTGTTGTTGAACTAGCATTCATTAAAGAATTTAGTAAGTTTGTAAATTTAGAGAGAAAGTTCAATCATCAACAGGAGGCTTAATCATGTTGTTACGTCAGGAAGTAGAACATAGAAAACTAGCAATCATTCGTAAACTATTGGGATTAGGATTAACTGAAATTAACGGACAAACATTAGATCAACTAACGTTAACGCAGCTTGAAGGAATCTTAATTGCAAGCTTGCAGGTATTGGAGGGGAAAAACAATGCCAAAGCAATTAACAATTTTTGAAGTGGAACCAGTTGTATCATTTGATCCTAAGAAAGCTCATATTCACCGTTTGAATTCAAAATTACGGTATGCAGATGTGGTTGTGCAAATACCACGTCAAGCCAAAGCGATTGATGAATTAAAACCAACGGCAGCGCCTGATGAGCGTTATGAGTTATTTGAAGATTACACAATTGGAATTTGGCGTTATAAGCGAGTGGAGGATAAACAATTTGATTGGGAAGAAGCAGAAGAAATGTGTAAGCGAGCAAGGGATAGCAAAGAGCCGATTCCAATACGGCTTCATTTATCACTTGAACAATCATTTGTTCCAGAAAATGTTGTGCGATATTTGTAGACAAACAAAAAAGCCGAGACTGCTCCCGACTCACTTCGACAAAGTAATTATAACATATGGGAGTGATCTTGGTGGGAATTAGAAAAGAAAATCTTGTAGAAATGACAGCTGAAATAGATTTGAAAATAAACGGAATATATGTCGTTAAAAATGGTCAAGTCCAACTAATAGAACCACCTCAAGGTGGATTTGGTGAACAATCATTTGTATATCAAAGTGGAAAAGTAATTCGTATGGAAGAACGAAAAACACAGTTACTTTAATCAAATTTGAATTTTGTATAAAACGAGGTGATAAAGATGGATCAAGAATCAGTAATTTTGAAAGAAATCTCTGATTATGAATTTATTGAGATTGTACAAAACGTAGCCGAGCATCATCTGGAAGATAAATATTTTGATAAAGATATAAAAAATCAATATGGACCATCAATAGAAAAATCATTGTTAATGTTTGCTTGGACAAAAGGTTTTTAACCAAAGCGTTATTTGAATAGAAAATGGCAGCTGAAAAGTCAAGGATGAATCAGCTGCCAATAGAGTAGTTATTAAATCTTATTATTAAGCTTTTAATTTGGGTTTTTGCTCTTATTCCAAGAAGAAATTGTACCAAAAATCGCACCAGACATTGCACCGATTAAAGTCATGAAAATTGCACTCCATGCTGCAAATGACATAATTACACCTCCTAATAATAAAATGTTGTAACTATGTAGTTTATTATATCTTATTTTAACGATGTAATGTAGGGGAAGGCCAGAAAATCAAACAAAATAGTTATTGTATGAAAAATAAATAAAAGAACCCGTTAGTCATAAACGGATTCTTTCCACAAGGTTCACAAGGAATACAAGGTAACTGGTCCAGAGAAACCTATGAAATTCCATGTGATAGTAATGTATGTAAATGAATCAAAACGGTTAATGGAAATTAAACAAAATCCTTATTTAAAACAAGAAGCCTTAGAGTTAGGGTTCTAGGGCTTCTTGTTTTGGTATATCTCACACGATTTTATAAAAAGGATCGAACGTATTGAAGATAACATGTGAATGTTTCATAAATGTATCGAAAAAGTGAACAAAATTGCTATTGCAGAAGAAGCAGAAATGAAGTTTCTAATAGGTAAGTACGTAAAAGGTATTATTTCCAGTGGATAAAATGCACTTAGGGCACCTAATCATTATTTTATCGGAGGAAAAGAATATGTTATGAACTTGGTTGAATGAAAAAATGAATATTTTACTATAATCGAAGTTAATGAAATATATTTTTGGGGTTATATCAATGATTGTTATCTCGATGGACACTTTAACTTTATAAAAGTCCTAGAAGAAAAACACAACTATGAGGAATAGCAAGCTATAAAAGTGAACAAAATCGTTATTTAAATAAAAGAAACCCCGATTGTCTGCGGGGCTTCTAAGGGTAATCGTCAAGTAATGACGTACTCGACTAAATAACCATATCATGAATTTTTTGGTAAAAATACTGGTAAATGTGTCCAAATGGATAAGGTCATCATTTGGAATAAAAATGCTATTTAAAAAGAAAAGAGTATTAAATTCTTAAAAATAAATATGCCCTAGCATGGTGCAAGACTAGGGCATAAAAATTAGTTGATAAGTATCTTAGTATTAATACTAAGATACTATTTATACGTAATGTTAGGAAATGTGGATATTTTTCGAAAAACAATATAGAAATTTCATTTTGTAGAAAAGGGGAATGGATATGAGTAAAGTTAAAGATTTTACAGGCAAGGTTGGAACAGAGTTTATGAGCTTCTTAATTGAAGGTGATAAATTGCATAGTGCCTATTATTCAAAAGTGGAGGTCATTATGGAAGATGGTACAAAGAAGATGATCTGCATTAAGGATGATACAGCGTTGAAAGGGATAGCTGAAGGACAGACAAGAGCCGAAGCGATTAAGAACGCAAAGGATTTCCTAAAGAGACAGGACGAAAAACAAAGAGCAGCTAGCAAAAGCTAACTGCTCAGTCTTGAAGGAAATCTAAATGGTTACAGCACATTAAAGATGGGTTATCTATAGTATGAACGGAATATTGAGTTTTATTCAGGAGGTAGAGGGAAATGAGACCACGTAGATTTGAGTATTTAATTTCTTATAAGTACTACCAAAATAACGGTAATGCTGATTGTACGTATTTATTTAATAGTCGTTCGAAACTAAATAGTAGAAAAAATGTCCTGGATTTAATGGATCTGTTAAAAGAAAAATGCAATGCTCATACGGTTGTAATTAATAACATTCAGTTACTAAGAGAGAAAAGAGCGTTATAAAACTTAACAAAATAATCTTTTTGTATATAGAAAAATAAGATATTATGCTCCATTGATTAGGAATCTTTTCCAATGTATTCTTAAGGGTACGGGAATAGAAGGAATATCTTCAAGAGGAGAGTGATTAATTTATGTTAGGAAAGTGGATGAATAAATTAAAAGAACCTAAATGTATACATAGATATAAACTTATTAAAAGCCAAGACAGTGAAGATTTTAAAACTGGTAAGATGGGGATAGTTAGTTATTATAAATGTGAAAAGTGTGGAAAAGAGAAGGAAATCAGTAAATATACTAATGACGTTAATAGTGACTATTGGGATATTTAAAATAACATTCGAATTAAGTCCGGCTAGAAAACTAGAGGACACCAATTCTTTAGAGCAGCAATTAAAGCTGTTTTAGGAATAGGTGTCCTTTTTATTTTGAAAAGGGAGATGGGGAAATGAAGGGGCTAAGGGATCAATTGCGTGAGTGAAATAAGCAATCAAAACAAGCGGAAAAGAAAAACAAGAAAAAACAAAAAGAGAAATTAAGCACTCGTGAAATTGAAGATTTAATGGGGATTCGTGGACCACGTTATGAACGTAGACGTGGAGCTTTAAGACAAAAGTAATTAAAAAATAAAAAGGAGTGGTCTTACATGACTAAACAATTATCTTTCTTACCAAAAATCGATAGAACAGCAACGCAAGAGAAGTTAGAGGGTGTTCTTGAAAGTGTACGTATATATAGACAGTTCGGGATGATGCGTAAAGAAATGAAAGTCACTCCTTCTTATGAAATGCGTGAGCACGGTCCTACACATGCAGTTGGTAAGCCGTTAGAAGATGTTGCCATAGCGAATATTCAACAAAGTAAACGAGAAGAGTGGCTTGAAAGAATGTCATTACGTATTGATCAGTTTCTAAACCGATTAGGAAATGGACGTGCAGGAAGTATCCAAAGAGATATTATTTATAAACGTTATTTAGAAGAAGAGGATGTATGTGATTACATGGTTTATAACGAAATAGGAATGTCGGAGCGTACTTATCGACGTTGGAAGTCTAAAGCGTTTTATAAACTTGCTTTTGCACTTGGATTAGAAGTTTACGAGACAGAAGAGACTGGAGGTAATGAATAATGAATTTTGTTCAGCCAATACGTGATCCAGAAGAAATACGGCAGCTAAAAGAGTATTTTAAGGAGAAGAGCTTACGTAATTACATTCTCTTCATTATGGGCATTAATACAGGTCTCAGAATATCCGATATTTTGAAATTAAAAGTAGGGGATGTTAAAGGTAGTCATATATCTATGAGGGAAAAGAAAACAGGGAAACAGAAACGAATACAAATTACTGCAGCACTGAAAAGAGAACTCAAATGGTTTATTGTAGAAAGAGAAGACAATGAGTATTTATTGCAAAGCAGACAAGGTAAGAATCGTCCGATTGGTCGTAGCATGGCATATAAGATATTAAGCGGAGCAGCGGCAGAGTTCGGGTTAGATGAAATAGGAACACATACGTTAAGAAAAACATACGGGTATCACATGTACATGCAAACGAAAAACATAGCATTACTCATGGAGATATTCAATCACTCATCAGAGAAGGTCACACTACGTTATATAGGGGTAAATCAAGATGCAATGGATAGAGCAATGACTAGGTTTAAAATCTAATTACTGCTTATTTCTTTTTAAATCTAGGGGTATTGCAGCATTTTGGAAAAAACTCACGCTAAAAGTATGAAAGATTTTATACAGTTCTAGTAACAAACAAGAACCCTAAAACCGCGCTAGGATAGGAATGTATAAAAAAATACATAGATCCATAGAACAAAAAAAGAAGGTCCCTTGGTGAGAGTACGGTTTCCTCTCTTTTCCTTGCTACCGATAATGAGACGTTATGTTAACCAAACGTGTATAGAGTATACAGTCAAAAAAGTACAATACATCGCTTCTTCCAAATGGTACAATTAGGAAAAAAGGGGGAGAGAATATGTATGATTACAAATTTGTGAAAGTCGAAATTGATGGATGGAAAGGGCAACCCAAAGAAGATTATAAGCGTATTATTATCGAACATGCTGAGGATGGTTGGGAATTTGTTCAAGTCCTTACTCTAACAATCTCAGGATACACGAATTCTTTGGAGATTATCTTCAAACGAACCAAAGAACTTCTTTAAAAGATGAAAGAGGTTTGCCTTAAATAACATACAAAAAGAACTGAAATATTTGGGGATCTAATTGTTCTCGATTTAACTTATAAGACAAATAAGCTAATATTAATCAACTTCCAATAACGTTATATTATGTGAACACTGGAGTCCTCCAGTTAAACAATCTGGAGGACTTTTAATAGTCTTCTAAATACGTTGAATCCCGATAATGAGACGTTATGTCAACCGAACATGAATACAATATGCATTATTCCTTATTCAACTAATCGCAGATAACTCTATTCTTGGGTGCAATATCAGGAAATTACTTACAACAAAAAAGGTGGAATAATATAGAAAACATTAAAGCTATATTCGTAAAATAAGTTATACTAATAATAATCAAATTAAAACATAAGGAGAAATGTAAAATGATGAAAAAAGCTTTAATATTAACTTCTGCACTAACACTATCTATAATTGCTGGTTGTAGCAATCAAGACGAAGGAACAAAAAATGGTTCTAATTCTGCAAATAAAGAAGCAACTACAGAAAATACAAATGAAAAAAAAGAGACGAATAATAAAGTTTATTTCAAAGATAATGAAGCAAAATTAAATGACTTAAAAATTAAAATTACAGAAACTAAAGTTATTCAAGTTGGTGAAAAAGGAAATGAATATGGTAAAAAACCTGTATTTGCGATTTGGTATGAAACAACTAATTTAAGTGATAAAGAAATTAACCCTACTACTGGATGGATGGCAGTATTTAAAGCAGTACAAGACAATAATCCTAATGCAGTCAATACTCTTGAAGTTGGTGGACTTCCAGATGACCAATTTCTCGATTCTCAATTAGAAACAATTAAAAAAGATGGTACAGTTAAAAATGCAATAGCTTATGAATTAGATGATTTAGAAACACCTGTAAAATTAATTGCTACACAAGGCATTGGTGGCGATAAATTAAGTGAACAAACTTTTAATATTAAATAAACGTTTTTTTAACTTCCGGTTTCGATAATTATGTAAATAAGCTGTCCACATGGGCAGCTTATTTTATTTTTCCGCATAGCGTAGGTTATTTTGCAAAATGCTGGTGGTATCCCTATACAGTTACTCATAATTTTCGTACTGTGTAACCCAAAAGAGAAAGTTAAATGAAATCAATGATACCAAGGGATTCAGCGAAGGGGGCAGTTACACACAATAGAACATATGGGTAACTCATTTACTGGAATCATGTTATAAAATAATGCATACAAATAAATGTAGAATTTAAGGGGAGGAAATATAATACATGTTAAATGAAGAATTATTAGAAGCGCTAATTAAATATCGAAGGATGAAGGGGAAAAACCCCGACATCTTACAAGTAAATCCAGCGTATTTTAGAAATTTACTAGAAGAATTGAACTATCCAGAGTGGATTATTAAAAAGAAAGAAATAGAAGCAGAAAAGAAAACTAGTTTATTTGGAGTGGCAGCTAAGCTAACAGACGAAGTGGGAAAATTTGAGCTGTGAAAAAGTTGGCAGAGTCGTGACCGCTTTTTGGCAGGAAATGTGCCGGTTGTTTTGGAATTATCGTGTTATATTTGTATTGTGAGAAGTGGCGGAAAACACAACTTATAAAGATTCCTATATATTTTGTCTAAACGATTCATAATGATGGCACATAAAATCCGTAACCAGCAGATGGTAATGATTGAATGATACCGTTATTAGGGAGAGCTTTTGCTCTTCTTCCAGCTACTTAATAATGTATTAACAGATTGGTGCGTAATATTAGGTGATTGGAAGAAGGACAAAACTTCATTTACCGTATTTATAGTAATAACATAAGTTTTGACGAAAGGGCAACTGATGCATGGTTGCTCTTTTATTATGCAAAAATTACATAGGCGGTAGATAAAAAGAAATACCCAAAAGGTATTATAAGGAATAAATTACTTTTGAGTATTTTTGAATAAGATGATTATTAATCTTCTGATATCGCTTTTAGGGCAAAGAATACCATAAGACCACCAATAATTAAGAGACCGAAAAAGCTGATTGCTCGGCAAATAAACATGAATCCTGTAATTGTTAAAGCAACTCCAATAGCCACCAGAAAAATTCTAACCAATTTAGCAAGTTTATCTGTACTATCATAAGCAATTGCAAGTGGTAAAAACGAAAGTATTATCCATACCAATCCAATACTAGATGAAAGTAGGATTGAGGTGATAATATATTCAGGATTAGTAAATAGGTAGCCAATTGCTCCTTTACTAGTAGGGATATCATGCGTAAAATCCATGAGCATAACGCTGAATGTTGCATTAAGAGCTAGGGCGATTAAGTATAAGATAAAATGTTCATAAAAGAAGTGAACTGAACGCATGAATAAATTGTTAATAGCATGCACGATGTCACCTCCTTTCTATCTTTTATTATTGCACTATGAGTATATAAAATCTTTATGGATTTAATTAATTTTCAAAAATAGGGTTATTTTGTAAGATATGAAAAGGCTATTTAAAATAAACAAGGAGAGTGAATGTAAATGATTACTGAAATTAGAAAAACAATATCAGGTACAGAGTATTGGGATTCAAAAGAAAAGCGAAGTCTATTTGTGTCTGTTGGTGAAAAGTTAGGATTATAAGTTAACAGCAAATTGTTGAAAGCATTCCTTATGGAGTGCTTTTTATTTTGGAGGAGGATGAAGGATGGATGAAATTGATTTAAACCATAGATATTGGTGTTTTGGATTTGATCAATATTATCCTAACGGTGGGTTTGCTGACATTCTGAAAAGTACTGATTCTAAACAAGAAGCGATTAAATGGTATGAAGAAGAAAAAGAACGTTTCGACTATTGTGAGGTTTGGGATTCTGAAGCACGTGAGTATGTAGACAGTGATAAGGAGTGAGCTAAATGAAACTAACTAAACAAGAACAAGCGGTTGTAATTGGTACATTAATTCCATTACTTGGACAGGACCTTGTAAACGAACGTATCGATAAACAAAAATTAGAAAGTGCGATTCCAGTCTTTAATGCAATGGAAGATGACACAACACCAAAGCAAAGAAGAGAAGCGATGGTTAGTTTACTAGATAAAACAATGGATGAATTCCTAAAGAGTAAGGAGTGAGGATAGATGGATAGTGTTTTAAAAGGTAAGATTGCTGTACTTGGTCTTATACCTATCGATAAGAAAGCATATAACAAATACCTTAAACCTAATGAGAAAGTATACAAGAAGGCTGGGGTAGATGTTAATCGATTCAAGTATTATAAGCTGTATGGAGAGAAACACATGCTTTACTCTATTGAATATCTCATACAAACACCAATAAAAGATTTATTAGAAAGAGATAGAGAGAATCAAATGCGTTGGGTAAAGACGGATGAAAGAATATAAAACCAAACAACAGAAGCGTAAGTTCTATGACAGTGGTGAATGGAAACAATTACGTGAACAAGTAAAGAAGCGTGACAACTATGAGTGCCAAGAGTGCAAGCGTAAAGGTCATGTTCGCATCGATACCAATGAGTACAGTGAGAGTGCGAAGCGTAAGAAGATACAACTCGTTGTCCATCATATAAAAGAACTCGAACATCATCCAGAACTTGCATTAGAAATAGATAATCTTGAAACAGTCTGTGTGGATTGCCATAATAAAGAACACGGTAGGACATTCAAAAAGAAACAGAATAAATGGGAACACGATGAAATGTGGTAAAAATGATTCAGAAACAATCCCCCCCCTTAAAATATTTCATCAATTTTTCGTATAAGGGGCACCGGAGGAGGGGGTTAACTGTCAGGTTTTTTTCGAAATTACGCACGTAAGGGGGGGTGGGTAGATGGCTGTTAGTATTGTAAGGTTAAAAGAACAGCTCATGAATAGTATTGATATTACAGATTTAGTAGAAGTTGAGAAGGTAGAAAGATATATTGATCTTGTCAAAGCATTTAGAAAAATAAATAAAACTATTAATAAAGAAGGCGAGTCCGTAACAGTAAAAAACGGTTCTCAAGTTTTTGTTAAAGCCCACCCTCTTATAGGTGAGAGGAATAAAATTAACAGTTCTTTAATTGCATTAGGGAGAGATATAAAGTTTGTTGTTAAGAACACTATCCCTAATGCAGGTTATAGCAAAAGTGATCTTACATGATTAAGCAAAAGTATGTGGAAGAATATATTGAACTTTATCGAAGTGGGAAAGTAAAGTTCAATAAAGAAAGAGAACGGTTAATTGAATATCTAGAAAAATATGTTTTAAACAGAGACGATTTGTATTTTGATGATGAAATGATTGAGGATTGTATCAACTTCGGCGAGAAGTGGTATTTTCCATTGCAGCCATTTCAAAAATTCTTAATAGCATTCGTCTTTTTATTTTATAAGAAAAATGGACGTGTATTTTATCGTAAATTCCTATGGATGTTAGGACGTGGTGGCGGTAAAAACGGCCTGATTTCTGTTATAATTCACTTTTTAATTAGTGAATTACATGGCATTCCAGAGTATAACATTTCAGTTGTAGCGAATAGTGAAGAACAAGCAAAAACAAGCCCTGACGAAGTTCATAAATGTGTGAAGAAGAATGAGGTCTTGAAAAGAGCCTTTAAAACAACGTTAACTCAAACAGTTTCAAAGGCTACTGAAAGTGTACTGAAGTTTAGAACTTCAAATGGAGATACAAAAGATGGTTTGCGTGATGGTGCGGTTGTATTTGATGAAATACATCAATACGAAAGCAATAAAGATGTCCGTGTTCATATCAGTGGTTTAGGGAAAAAGAAAAACCCACGTGAATTTTACATTGGTACAGATGGATATGTTCGTGACGGTTTCTTAGATAAACAAAAAGAAAAGGCAATGAAGGTATTAAACGGCGAAGCACGTCCGAATGCTGTCTTTCCTTTTATTTGTAAATTGAATGACGAAACTGAAGTAGATGATCTTGATAATTGGGAGCTTGCGAATCCCATGTTATCTAAGCCTTTAAGTGAGTATGCTGAAGGGTTACTTGAAACAATTAAGGAAGAATATGAAGATTTAGAAGACGACCCTAGTAATAGAGAGGAGTTCATGACAAAGCGTATGAACTTACCTGTTACTAATTTAGAACGCTCTGTTGCAAAATGGTCAGAAATTCTTGCTACAGACCGACCGTTTCCAGATTTACACGGACAAGAATGCATTGGTTCATTAGACTTTGCAAGTATCCGAGATTTCGCAGCGTGTGGTCTTTTATTTAGACAATCTGGTGAGTATCTTTTCAAAACACATTCCTTTGTACGAAAAGAATTTGTTGATATTTATTATGGATATTCCAAAAAAGCAGGCGAGTTCAAAAAACAGAAGTTTGCGCCAATAAAAGAATGGGAAGAGCACGGTTTACTAACTGTTGTGGACGAGCCGACCATCAATCCTCAACACATCGTTAATTGGTTTGTAAAAATGCGTGAACAATATGGTATTAAGAAAATTATAGCTGATAACTTCCGGATGGAAGCAATCAGACCTTTATTAGTTGCGGAAGGATTCGAAATAGAAGTTATAAGAAATCCTAAAGCAATTCATAGTTTATTAGCACCACGGATTGAAATGGCATTTGCAAATGAGCAGATTATTTTCGGCGATAACCCTCTTATGCGTTGGTACACGCAAAACGTATTGGTTGTTATCAAAGGTGACGGAAATAAAATATATGAAAAGAAAGAACCGGTGCGAAGAAAAACTGATGGATTCCAAAGTTTTGTTCATGCTCTTTATCGAGCAGATGAAATACAAGAAGTAGCAGATTTCATATTAAGCGATATTAAATTTTAATAAAGGGGGTGGTAACCATTGGATGGTTAGGTTCAGTATTTAAAAGAAATAAAGAGCTAGAATTTATGCTAGATCTGGATTTGATTGCCGATACAGCAAACAGGCTTCATATGAAACGATTAGCACTTGATACATGCGTATCTTTTCTAGGAAGAACGATTAGTCAATCTGAATTCAGAGTAAGAAACGGTAAAGTATTTGAAAAGAATGAGCTATATTATCGATTAAACGTTAGACCGAACAAAAACATGACAGCAAGCACTTTCTGGGAAAGATTTATTCGTAAACTTATTTATGATAATGAATGTTTAGTCATACAAGCTGATGATGGTGATTTACTTATTGTCGATGGATTTCGACATAATGAGTATGCTGTGTTTGAAGATACTTTTACCGATGTAATAGTAAAAGATTACACGTTTAAGAGAAATTTTAAACAAAGCGAAGTAATTCACTTAAAGTATCGGAACGATAAATTATCTCCACTTATCGATGGGTTATTTGCGGATTACGGAGATTTATTTGGTAGGATATTAAACTCACAGAAGCGTAAAAATCAAGTTCGTGGCACAGTTGATATGGATATGATTAGTGCCAAAACAGAAGAACAAATAGCGAAGTTACAAGAGTTTATAGACAACATGTATAAGTCAATTGGTTCAAAAGATATAGCTATTGTTCCGCAACAAAAGGGTATTAATTATAACGAAATATATAATGGTGTTGCGAATGGACCAAGTGTGGAAGAAATCAACAAAGTAACCAGTGGCTTTTTAAATCAAGTAGCAATGGCTATCGGTATTCCAACAGCTTTATTATATGGGGAAATGGCTGATGTAGAGAAGCAAACGAAAAATTACATGCTTTTCACAGTAAGGCCATTATTAAAAAAGCTATCTGATGAAGCAAATGTTAAATTCTTTGAAATGAATGAATATCTTTCAGGACAAAAGATTGAAGTTAAGGCTGTTTCTTACCAAAGTATATTTGATCTTGCAACAAGTATTGATAAACTCATTTCTTCAAGTGCATTTACAGGAAATGAGATTAGATCAGAAGTAGATTATGAAGATTCGGATGATCCGAACTTAAATGTTCATCACATTACGAAAAACTATACAAGATTAGATGAATCTGAAGGAGGTGAGAAATGATGGAACATGTGAATATGAATAAGCTTTTAAATTTAAAACGAGATATTCGTTTTGAAGCTAAAAGAGAAAATGAGTATAAATTAACTGTTTATGGATCAATTGGTGGATGGTTTAGTGAAAATAATGCTGAAGCAGTAAGAAGAAAAATTCAAGATGTTAAAGCAGAAAAAATTCACGTTCATATTAATTCGGGTGGAGGTTCCGCGTTCGATGGTGTAGCAATTTGTAATCAGTTAAAGCAGCACAATGCAGAAATTATAGTTCATATTGATGGTTGGGCAGCTAGTGCCGCATCTGTAATTGCTATGGCAGGTGATAAAATCATTATGCCTAGCAATACCATGATGATGATTCATCAAGCCAGTACCTTTGAATATGGAAATGCAGATTTTTTTGAAAAAACAGCACGAGATTTACGAAAGATTGATTCAGCTTTAGCGGCATCTTATAAAAAACGTTTTGTTGGAACAGACGAAGAATTAAAACAGCTTTTAAAAGATGAAACTTGGCTAACAGCAGAGGAAGCAGTTGCTCTTGGTTTAGCTGATGAAATTGCTGATGAAATTGAAATTGATGATACGCAAGAAGATGAAGAAGAGGAAATTGTAGAAAATTTCAAAGAAGATTTAATAGCAAAGTATACGAAACAACCAAATAATCAAAATCCAAAAGAGCCTATTCAAGAGCCTGTTAATACAAAACAGAATCTGAGTACGCTCTTTTTAAATCTAGGAGGAAAATAAAACATGGTGATTAAATTTAATAATTTTGAAGATAAGAAAATAGCATTTGCGAAAGCAACACAGGATGGTACAGCGGAAGAACAATCGGCAGCATTGAACTCCATGATTGAGGCACTTGCTACAGATGTCCGCTCAGATATCTTGAATCAAGTCAATGAATCTATTGTAGACCGTTCTATTATGCAGTCTCGTGGTTCTAATGTATTAACAAGTGAGGAAATGAAATTCTTTAATGCAGTTGTTCAAGATGGTGGATTTAAAGATACTGAAACATTACCTAAGACAACACAAGAACGGATTTTTGATGATTTAGTTCAAGGTCATCCGTTGTTAGAACATATCGGATTAGAAAACTTAGGTGCTGTGACAGAATTTATCTATGGAGATCCAGAAGGTGCAGCTGTATGGGGACCATTATTCGGTGATATTAAAGGGCAACTAAATGCTACATTCCGAAAAGAGTCTATCTCTCAACTTAAATTAACGGCATTTATCCCATTGGCGAATGACATGCTTAAACTTGGTCCAGTGTGGGTGGAACGCTATGTTCGTACAATGATTTCAGAAGCTATGTCTGTAGGTTTAGAACGTGGATTTGTAATTGGTACAGGTAAAGATGAACCTATCGGATTGTTAAAAGATCCAAGTGGGAGTGTTGTTGGAGGAGTATATCCAGATAAAAAAACAGCAGGGACTTTAACATTTGAACCAGGTCGAAAAACAATCAATGAATTAAAAGGAGTTGTTAAATTACTGGCTAAAAAGCTAAATCCTGATGCTAAAACTGATGCAGACAGACCAAAAAATATTGCTGGGAAAGTAGTTATGGTAACAAATCCGTTTGATACTTTTGATATCCAAGCAAATGCAACAATTCAAAATGCAGCTGGAGTGTATGTGACAAGCTTACCGTTCAATCCAACTCCTACAGAATCAGTGTTTGTACCTCAAGGTAAGGTGCTGTTTTTTATTAAAGGAGAGTATATTGCAGCGATGGGTGGAGCTGAACCAATTAAAAAGTATGAAGAAACATTAGCTTTAGAAGATGCAACACTTTATATTGCAAAACAATATGCTACGGGTAAGCCGAAGGACAAATATACTTCACAAGTTTACACATTAAGCCTTGAGGAAACACCACCAGCAACTAAATAAGGAATGATGTGAATGGAAACAGTAATTTCAAATGAAATATTACAGCAATTCAAAGATAGGATGCGATTAGGCGATGATGAAGACGACAACCTAAGACGCATCTTATTTGCATCTAATAAAGATTTAATTAGGGTTTGTGGTAATTACGACCTTAATAAAGACGAGGTGTTCAAGGAATTAGTCTTTGAACGCTCTCGTTATGTTTATAACGATGCTCTAGAGTATTTTGACAAGAATTTTTTAAGTCAGATTAATAGTTTAAGCATTGAAAAGGCTTTAGAAGAAATTAAGTTGGGCGGTGAATAAAATGCGTCCTTTTCAGTATAAAAAGCCACTGAATACAGGTGATTTTAGAAATCGAATTATTTTTGAGCAGCCTGAAGTAATAAAAGATGAATTAAATCAAGAAATTGAAACTGGTAATTGGCAAGAAGTTAAAACAGTATGGGCGATGATAAAAACGATAAAAGGTTCAGAGTACATTGAAGCTTCGGCTTCACAGTCCACGCGAATTTATCGGTTTGTAATTCCTTACACAGCGGGAATTACAGAATTAATGAGAATTATTTTGAAGGATAAAACAGGACATAGAACCTTCGATATAATCGAACCGCCAATGAATGATGATGAAATGTATCAAACATTGACCATTATCGCAAAGGAGCATACTTAATATGAATGATTTTACTAGTGAGATTGCTAGAGAATTACAAAGGTATGCAAATGTTGTGGAAGAAAACTTAGAAAATGAAATTGATGAAGTGGGCGATATTGCTGTAGGTAAATTAAAGCAAAATAGTCCTAAAAAAACAGGTGCTTATCGTAAAGGATGGCGTAAGAAAAAAGAAGGTAATGGTGTTGTCCTTCATAATACGCAAGGACAATTAACGCATCTTTTAGAAAAGGGACATGCGAAAGTCGGTGGTGGTCGAGTTCCAGCACAAGTTCATATTCGTCCAGTTGAAGAGTATGTAATTGATGAATTGCCAAAACGTATCGAAAGGGCGGTTCAACAATGACATTAGGAGAACTAACAAAAATTCTTGAAGCTACAGGTTATCCTGTGGCTTATTCGCATTTCACAGCAACACCAACTAATCCTGTTCCAGCAACACCAACTAATCCTGTTCCAGCACCACCTTATATTTGCTTTCTTGTGGACGGTTCAGCCAATCTCATGGCTGATAATAAGGTCTATCACAAGATAAATGATTTAAATATAGAGCTTTATACAAATAGAAAAGATTCAGTTGCAGAAGCCAAGCTTGAACAAGTCCTGGACGATCATGAAATACCATATGATTCGCCATTCGAAGGGATTATTGAAACAGAAAAAATATATCAAAAATTTTATGAAACGAGGTTGATGTAAATGAACGAAAATAAGGTAACATTCGGTTTGAAAAATGTACATTATGTGCCATTAGATACTAAGGATTTTTTAGTTAAATTCGGGACACCAATTCCATTACCCGGTGGAGTTGAACTAACTTTTGAGCCACGCGGTGATTTAATTGAATTCTATGCAGATGACATGCTTTATTACGCGGCAAGTAATAACCAAGGTTACGATGGAGCATTAAATATTGCTACTATTCCAGAGCAATTTGCTATTGATGCACTTGGTGAGGAATTAGACGAAACAGATGGCGTATTAAATGAATTAGCTGATGCAAAAGGAAAACCATTCGCCTTATTATTTGAGTTTGATGGTGATGTGAACGCAACCCGTCATGTTATGTATAACTGTTCAGCAAGTCGTCCAACGATTGCATCTAAAACAAAAACAAGTTCTGCTGAACCAAATACAAATGAACTGAAGTTTGTTTCTAGTCCAATTGTTTTAGCGCCTGGTGGAAGACCAATGGTTAAAACGAAAACGACTGCTAAAACAACACAAGCAATTTATAACGACTGGTACAAAAAAGTATATGTAAAAACACCGGCAGCACCAAAAGGAGCGTAATTATAAATGGAAAAGACAATTACTATAGATGGAAAACAAGTTCGATTAAAAAGCACAGCGGCAACAGTTAAACGATATAAAGCACAATTCAGACGTAATTTATTTGCAGATATGATGGGGTTAGGAGCAATTAATGCGTTAACTACGCCAGATGGATCAGAACAACCTATTGATATGTCTAATGTTGATATAAGTAAAGTGGACTTTGAACTTATTTATGACTTGACTTGGTTATTCGCTAAAACGGCTGATTCAAATATTTCTGATCCTATGACGTGGTTGGATGAATTTGAAGAATTCCCAATTGAAGAAATCATGCCAGAAATCATGGAATTAGTTCAAGTCACTATGGGAGCAAAAAAAAAATAACAGGAAATGATGAAAAGCAAGGGACATTCAGTGATGAAGAATTAACCACTGATTTGTTCCTTGCTCTTTGTTATAAAGCAAAATTAACGTATTGGGATTTAGAAACCATGACAATCGGCGATTGCTTTGATTATATTGCTGAATTTGCTGAAATGGAAAATCCAGATAAAGAAAAAGTAAGAAAAGCGAATCAAAAAGATTACGATTCTTTCTAAGAAATGAGGTGAAAATATGGCAGGAAGAATTAAAGGGATTACGATAGAAATCGGTGGGAATACTCAACCGTTACAAAATGCTCTAAAAGATGTTAATAAGCAAAGTGATTCTTTGGCAAAAGAACTAAAAGATGTTGAACGGTTGCTAAAGTTTGATCCAGGTAATGTGGAAGCATTAGCGCAAAAACAAAAATTATTAACACAACAAATTGAGAATACAACTGAAAAACTAGATAAGTTAAAGGCTGCTGAACAACAAGTACAGGCCCAATTTCAAAACGGTAAGATTTCTGAAGAACAATATCGTGCGTTTAGGCGTGAAATTGAATTTACAGAAGGGTCACTTAATGGCTTAAAAAACAAACTTGGTAATATGAAAGCCGAACAGGAAAGTGTAGCAAGTTCAACCAGGCAGTTAGAAACTTTATTCCACGCTACAGGGAAAAGCGTTGATGATTTTGCTAGTGCATTAGGTAATCGTCTTGTGAATGCAATTAAAAGTGGAACGGCTACAAGTAGACAGCTAGAACAAGCAATTGGGATTATTGGGCGAGAAGCATTAGGAACAGAAGCTGATATTGAAAAATTACAAAGGGCACTTCGTTCTGTGGATGCTGGAAACTCAATACAACAAGTACGAAATGAGTTAAGAGATTTACAACAAGAAGCCGGAAGAACAGAGAAGAAGTTTGAAGGACTAAAGGTAGGATTAGAAAACGTCATAGGTGGTATGGCTGCCGGTGGTGGTATTGCAACTGCGATTGAAAAAGCAATGGATATGTCAAAGTTGAAAACTAAGATTGATATAACATTCGATGTTCCAGAGTCCTCTAAAAAATCAGTGGAAGAAGCAATAAGAGGCGTAACCGCTTATGGGGTGGATGCTGAAGAATCGCTTGCTGGTGTACGTAGACAATGGGCTTTAAATAAAGACATTAGTGATGAAGCGAATGCATCTATAGTAAAGGGAGCAGCAACAATCGCGCAATCCTATGAAGGAATAGATTTTACAGAATTAATTCAAGAAACATACGAAATAGGTAGTGAATTAGGGATAACTCAAGAAAGTGCTCTTGGTATGGTTGATGCGTTGTTAAAAATGGGATTCCCACCAGAGCAACTAGATATCATTGCCGAATACGGAAGTCAGCTGACTCGTGCAGGTTTTAAAGCTGAAGAAGTCCAAGCGATTATGGAAGCGGGGGTTGAAACGGGTAGTTGGAATATCGACAATATGTTAGATGGGCTGAAGGAGGGGCGAATCCAACTAACTGAATTTGCTCAAGGTGCGGATAAAGCTTTAAAAGAAGCACTTGATGGGTCAGGCATTGCAACTGAACAAATAGAAAAATGGGGTGCAGCTGTCGCTAAAGGTGGAAGTGACGGTTCGAAAGCTATGGTGGAAGTAGCTAAAGCGATAGAAGGAATAGAAGATCCTGTTAAAAAGAATCAAGTAGGGGTTAAAGTTCTAGCCACTATGTTTGAAGACCAAGGACAAAATCTAACTAATACTTTAATAAACGCTTCAGAAAAAACAGTAGACTTCCAGAAGAATCAGGATAAATTAAATGAATCCATAAAAAAAATGGATGCAAGTCCAGCAGTTAAGTTTCAAAAAGCAATGCAAGATTTACAAGTTGCACTCAAACCTGTTCTTAGTGTTATAGCTGATGTTATTTCCAAAGTAGCTGAATGGATTTCTAACAATCCTAAATTAGCAGCCACATTAACAGCTGTTGCAATGGCTATTGGTATAATCTCAGGTGCAATTATGGCACTTGCTCCTATAGTCATGACAGTCATGAGCTTCTTTGAGATTGGAGCTTTAGCAGCAGCTGGACTTGTTGCCGGTATTCCTCTTCTTATAGCAGCTTTAGCAGCTATAGGAATTGCCATTTATAAAAACTGGGACGATATAAAAAATTGGACCATAGAAGCCTGGAATTCTATTAAAGAATATTTGATAGAACTTTGGGATGGGATAGTTCAATCCTCTAGTGAAGCATGGACTTCTTTCTTAGAAACCATGCACTCATTCTTTGATCCAATAGGTCAGTTTTTTAGTGATTTATGGACAGGGATTGGCGAAATATGTAGTAGTACATGGAATTTTATTGTTGAATTCTTTTCAGGTGCTTGGGCTTCATTTACTGAAATGATGCATAGTTTCTTTGATCCAATAGGTGAATTCTTTAGCAGCTTATGGTCTGGAATTGTTGAAACAGCTTCTTCCTGGTGGTCTTCTTTAGTTACAACGGCATCCGAATTGTGGGGAACACTCGTACAAGCTTGGGAAGAAACTTGGAATACTATTCTTACTGTTTTAGATCCAATTATTTCGGCGGTTTCTACTGTTTTAGAAGCTGGTTGGTTACTGATTCAAGCTGGAGTGCAAATTGCTTGGGCGGCAATCAGTCAATATATTATTCAACCAATACAAGAAGCTTACAATTGGGTAAGCGGAAAAATTGGCGAGTTAGTTAACTGGCTTAGTACACAATGGGAAATAGCAAAGGCCGCAGCTCAAATTGGATGGGGTTTATTTAAACAATATATCATTCAACCAGTTCAAGAAACCTGGAATTTAGTGAAAGAAAAGTTCAGTGATTTAGTTTCTTGGTTAAGTTCACAATGGGAGCTGGCTAAGTCTTATACGTTGGCAGGATGGAACCTGGTAAAACAGTATGTTATCCAGCCAGTGCAAGAATTGTGGAATACAACGAAAGAAAAACTTGGAGATTTAGCAAACTGGATATTAGGAAATTGGGAAAAAATAAAATCCTATACACTTTCAGCTTGGAATTTAGTGAAGCAATATGTAGTTCAACCAGCTACAGAGGTTTATAATTCAGCTAAAGAAAAGTTTGAGAGTTTGTATAATTCTGCGCGTGAGAAATTTGATGCTGTAAAGAATGCTGCACAAGAAAAATTTGAAGCAGCGAAAAGATTTATTATGGACCCAATAAGAGATGCGGTTGACGGGGTAAAGGGATTCATCGATAAAATCAAGGGATTCTTTGAAGGTTTAAAGTTGAAAATCCCAAAACCTGAAATGCCACCTCTTCCACACTTTAGCTTACAAACTAGTACGAAAAACGTTTTAGGAAAAGATATTACATTCCCATCTGGACTCAATATTGATTGGCGTGCAAAAGGTGGTATTTTCACTAAACCAACTATATTTGGTATGAATGGCGGAAACTTGCAAGGTGCTGGTGAAGCTGGGGATGAAGCCGTTTTACCTTTAAACAAAAAGACACTTGGAGCTATTGGTGCTGGAATCGTAGCAGCCATGCCACGAGAACAATTTAGTATATCAGGAGACATAAATCAATTAATGGGTGACATGAGTCGCATGATGGCTAGTTCTGTGAGCCAACTATCCGGATTAAAGACTGTTATGAGTGGTGTGTATGGAAGTATGTCAAATAGCAGACAAGCTATGACAAACAGTGCTTCGAATCAAGTATTTAATTATTCGTCAGGAGCATCTAGCGGTGGAATAATTCCAATGCTTGGTGGTGATTTAGTTGTTGAGGTTCCTGTTGTTTTAGAAGGTCGAGACGTGGCGCGCGGTACTTATCGATATACAAAAGAATATCAAGAACGAGAAGAACAAAGAAACTCAACCTTTTAGGTTTGGGTTTCTTTTATTTTATAAAGAAATGAGGTGTTAGCATGAGTTCTTTTACATTTAACAATCAACGTAAGGAATGCATTCAAATAGAAAAAGGATGGAGTCCGCCAACATGGGCACCTTTGAAGCGTAATTTTCTAAAGGTTCCCGGATATCCAGGTGCCAGATTATTAAATACAGATACAGATCCCCGTCCGCTTCCTGTACCTGTTGGAATTATAGTTCCAGATGGAACGGATTTAGAAACATTAAAAGAAGAAATAGCAGAATGGCTTATTACTGAACAAGCAGCCGAGCTAACTTTTGATGCAAAACCAGACAGAACATATATAGCTGTTATTGACGAAGAATTTAATCCCGATGATTTTGTTACCTTAGGCAAAGGTACTTTGAAATTCATTTGTCCGATGCCCTATAAATTAGGAAAAGTACAAACTCATCCATTTGTGCAAAATTGGTCTACAGAAATAACTTCTAATTTTACTAATAAAGGAAGCGTAGAAGCCCCACCAATAATTGAAATGATTGTGAAAAAACCAAGCACTTTTTTAGATGTATGGTTTGGTGCATATCCTTTAGAGCGAAACTATTTCCGTATTGGTTATCCATTAACTGTGGAAGAATCAACTGTACAAGAGCGTGAACGCGTGTTGTGGGATGAAATGTCATCCGTTGTAGGTTGGACTCCTGTTACTGGACAAGTGGAAGAAATGAAGGGTACAGGCGAACTAAAGGTGAAAGATGGAACAGCGATTTATTGTCCATATTACGGTGCAGAAGGTACGAAAGAATTTCATGGCGGTATTGCAAAGAAAAGTATACCTGGTGGACCTATTCAAGATTTCGAAATGGAAGCCAGAGTTCACTTGCAATCTAAAAATATAGATCAAATGGGGCGTGTTGAAGTCCTTCTTTTAGATGAAGCGAGTAATGTTGTAGCTCGTATTAATATGAATGATTTATATACGGATGCTGAAATTACAAAGGCATATATGAGAGTTGGGAATAATGGAACGCCAAATAGTATAAGGAAATTAGTTGATACAACTGGTGCTCATCCTAATACATTTAATAATTTCAATGGAAGATTACGTATTGCAAGACGTGGGAAAGAATGGTCTGTCTATGTGGCACGTTTTAGAGATGGTACAGAAATAGACGATGCTTCACTTGTTGAACGTTGGATTGACGAAACAGGGAATCCGATGACGGAAAGAAAGATTGCACAAGTCATGATTGCCATTTGTCGGTGGGATAGAAATACACCTGTTTATACCATGCAAATTGATGATTTAAAGATTTGGAAGATAAACAAAGTCCCTTCCAATACAAAGCCCTTTATTTTCGATACAGGAGATAAAGTGATTATCGATACAGAACGAAGTTTAGTTACAATCAACGGAATAGATGCGATTAACTTAAAAGATTTTTTTAGTGAGTTTCCTAAGATCATACGTGGAGATAATCGTATTGATATTATGCCACCAGATGTTACAGCGACAATCAGTTACAGGGAGAGATACAGATGAGAACGCCAAGTGGTGAATTGCATGTTGTTGATTTTAAAACAGAACAAATTGTAGCATCTATTCAACCTAAAGATTTTCGGGATGATAAAAGACATTGGGAAATCAAAAATAACATTGATACATTAGAGTTTCGAGTATTTGATAATACAAGGCATTCAGCCACACTTATGCAGCAAAACTTAGTATTAAAAGAAGTGCGTGATGGCCGTATTGTTCCTTATGTAATTACTGAAATTGAAAAGGATTCTGATGATAGATCAGTAATCGCTTATGCATCTGGTGAATGGGTTCAACTTGCTAAAGCTGGTATTATCCCTCCACAAAAACTAGAAGGTAAGACAGTAATTGAAATGGTGGATATCGCTCTTGCAGGTACGAAGTGGAAGAAAGGGAATTTGGAATATGCTAGTTTCCGTTCCATGACTATTGATGAATTTATTGATCCATTGACTCTCCTTAAAAAGATAGCTTCATTGTTTGAATTAGAAATCCAATATCGCGCAGAGGTCATAGGCTCTCAAGTCGTTGGTCGTTATGTTGATATGATTAAGAAGCGTGGTCGAGAAACAGGAAAAGAAGTAACTCTCGGCAAAGATTTGATGGGAATTAAACGGATCGAAAACTCTCAAAATATTTGTACAGCCTTATTGGGTTTCGTGAAAAAAGAAGGCGGAGAGTTTGTTACTATTACAGAAATAAATAACGGTGTCCCTTATCTTGTGGACGGTGATGCTTACCAAAGATGGAATGAGAAAGGACAGCATAAATTCGGTTTCTATAGTCCAGAGACAGAAGACCAAGATATGAATCCAAAACGTTTAATGACTCTTATGAATACAGAGTTAAAAAAGCGTGTAAATACATCAGTTTTGTATGAAGTTGGAGCACAAAGCATCGGGCGAGTATTTGGATTAGCGCATGAACTAATTAATGAAGGCGATACAATCAAAATAAAAGATACAGGCTTTACGCCTAAATTATATCTTGAAGCTCGTGTCATTGCTGGTGATGAATCATTTACTGATCCTACACAAGATAAATATGTGTTTGGTGACTATCGTGAGATTGTTGATCCAAATGAAGAATCAAGAAAGATTTACAATCGGATTCTTAGTTCATTAGGCAATAAGCAAGAAATGATAGATCAGCTAGATAAATTAGTGAAAGAAGCTAATGAAACAGCTAGTAACGCTAAGAAGGAATCGGAAGCAGCAAAGACACTTGCTGAAAAGGTTCAAGAAAACATAAAAAATAACACTGTGGAAATCATTGAAGCAAAGAATCCACCGACAACAGGTCTTAAAGATAGAAAGACATTATGGTTAGATATTTCTAACGGTAAGCCTGGTATTTTAAAACTCTGGAAAGATGGTATTTGGGACCCGGTAGTTCCTGATGTTGAAAAGGTGAAGAAAGAAACATTAGAACAGGTCAACAAAGATATTGAGTCCACAAAAACAGAGTTAAATCAAAAGGTTCAAACTGTAGAAAATAAAGCGAAAGAAATAGCTGGGCAAATAGTTGATGTTCAAAAGCAGGTTAGTGGCAAAGTAGATCAGACATGGATTAATGCCCAATTAAAAGATAAGGCTGATAAATCCGGTGTTTTCACAAAAGATGAAATTAAAGATGGTTTCATAGGTAAACAAATTTATGAAACTGATAAACAAGGGAATGTTCAGAAGTTCAAGGACGTTAATACATCTATTGGTCAAACAAACGAAGCTCTTACACAGAAAGCCGAGACGTCAGAGCTCACGAAAACGAATGACGGTTTGTCTCAACTTGAAAAGAAAACGAATGAGATTAAGACAACGGCAGATGGTACGAAACAGACCCTTACTGATTTAAAAACAAAAGTTGATAATACGGAAATTGGTGTCCGAAATCTATTACTAGATACAGCTATTAAATCGCATTCGGTTAAGACTGGGGAAAACAAGCCACATACCTATTTTGATGTAGCGAAGGATGCAGCTACTTTAATGCAGGGGAAGAATCTTGCTATGAGTTTTCTGTTTACAGGTAAAGTTACTGCATGGGGTACAACAAATAAATGGGCTGGTTTTGAAGTGAAGATTACTTTCACAGACAATACATTTCATTATCCGAGTTGCCGCGTAGAAAGCCGTCTAATACTAGGTAAACAATATAATCAAGAAAGATTCACAGCTACTTCTGTAGTTATGGATAAGACTATTAAAGAAATTTCAGTTTACGCTTTAGCACGTGATTTCACTGGGGACACATTAATTGAAAAGCCTAAATTAGAAATTGGCACAGTACCGACTGCATGGACACCAGCACTAGAAGACCAAGTTGCTATTTCTGATTTCACTAAAAAAACAGTAGAAATTGATACTACTATTAAAGGTATAAATACTTCTGTTTCTAATGTTCAAAATGAACAGGGAAAGCTTACAGAACGTGTTGCCAAATCAGAGCAAACCGCTGATGGATTTAAAACTTCTATTGAATCGTTAACTAAAAAAGATACTGAAATTAGTAATAAATTAAATACGGTTGAAATAACTGTGGAAGGTACAAAAAAGACTATTTCTGATGTGCAGCAAACAACAACTGATCTTAAGAAAACAACAACTGAAGTTAAAGAACAAGCAGGAAAGATTAGTGAAAAATTAACAACTGTAGAAACAAAGGTTAATAGCGATAAAGCTGGTGGACGTAATCTGTTATTAGATTCAAATGCTAAATACGAAAAAACAGATTATTTAATCAATGTATTTTCTCTAACTGAAAATTTTGTTGTAGGTGAGGAATATACTTTTGTAATTAAAGGGAGTGTACCTGCAGGTCAAAAATTTGGGATTTGGCAGAATGGCGGTTCAAGTAATGTTGGATATGCAACAAGTGTTTACGCTAATGGAATAACTTATGTAACCTTCAAAGCTGTTACGGCTACAAGTGGGAACGAACGAAAGTTAAGTTTATATAACTCTCCAAATAGCACCACAAAATCTATTGTGGAATGGGTTGCCTTGTATAAGGGGAACAAACCGCAGGATTGGACGCCAGCCCCAGAAAACCAAGTAACAAATGATGAATTTACGAAGAAAACAAATGAAATTACAAAAAGTGTGGATGGCATCAAAGAAACAATAACAAAAGTAGAAAATAACCAAAGTGGATTCGATAAACGTGTTGCTACTGTAGAAAAAGATGCAACTACCATTAAACAAAATGTTTCTTTATTACAAGATACACAGACAGCGCAAGGAAGACAATTACAAGAAGCAAAGGCGGGATGGGAAAATACTGCAAAAGCACTTGAAGGTAAAGTTGAGATTAAGCAAGTTGAAGATTATGTTGCTGGATTTAAGATTCCTGATTTAAAGAATACGGTTAATAAAAATAAAGAAGATCTACTTGCAGAATTAGCGAACAAACTAGCAACTGAGCAGTTCAATCAGAAAGTGACTCAAATTGATAATCGTTTTATTATCAATGAGAGAGGTATTAATGCAGCAGCCAAAACAACAGAGGTATATACAAAAGAACAAGCGAATGGACAATTTGCTACCTCAGGATATGTAAGAGATATGGAAAGTCGCCTTCAGCTAACTGAAAAGGGCGTTAGCATATCAGTAAAAGAAAATGATGTCATTGCAGCGTTCAATATGAGTAAAGAAAATATTAAGCTAAATGCGGCAAGAATAGATTTAGTTGGCAAAGTTAACGCAGATTGGATTAAAGCTGGGTTGTTAAGTGGTTGCCAAATTAGAACATCAAATACCAATAACTATGTAAGCCTAGACGACCAATTTCTACGTCTATATGAAAGTGGTGTTCCTAGAGCGTTCCTTGGATATTACCGAAGACGGGACGGTGCAGTACAACCCACTTTCATCTTAGGATCAGATGAAAAAACTAGCGCTCCTGAAGGTACTTTATTTATATCTCAAATGGGGACCGGATGGCCTCAGGCTAGTGCGAACATTGGCATTACTGATGACATAGTTGATAGTGAGATAAGAAAATCTGTGTTTTGGGAGCTTAACAGAAACGGAATTAGTGTTCTACACGCAAACGACTATCATGCTCTTTATGCTGGAAATGGAAACTGGCATTTCAGACGAGGAAAAAGTGGTCTATATCAATCTACATTAGCAATCGAAGATAATAGCTCAGATGCAGATTTAAGATTACCTAATATCACATTACGTAATAGCCGTGTAGCAGGATATACCGGAGTTCTCCAAGTTAAGTCATCTGTTACTCAAAACGGATGGGGCGCCGTTCAAGGAAACTTTATGAGTCCTTCGCTACGTGAATATAAATCTAATATTCGTGACGTAGCATTTTCCGCTTTAGAAAAAATTAGAAACCTTAGAATCAGACAATTCAACTACAAGAATGCGGTAAACGAGCTTTACCGTATGAGAGAAGAAAAAGATCCTTATGATCCTCCATTGACAAAGGAAGATATCAAAACGTATTACGGTGCAATTGTAGATGAATCTGATGAAGCATTTGTGGATGAAAGTGGGAAAGGAATTCACTTGTATTCATACGTATCATTAACGATAAAAGCTTTACAAGAGCATGAAGAAAATCAAAATGAGAGAATACAAGAAATGGAGAGAAAGCATAATGAAGAAATTACATTAATGAACAACAAAATAGCAACATTAGAAGAGTTAGTCCAAAAATTAATAAATGAGAAACCAGAGCAGCTATAAGCTGTTTTTATTTTGAACAAAATACGGCTTTGGTATAAAAATGTCCTTCATAAATTCACAACGAATAGGGTTGTCTCATAGGATGTAGAGATTGCTTTATTAAGATTTTTCGAAAAAAGGATGTGAATGTATGGAAGACGTATATGCAAAAATCGACAGCCTAAAAGCAGAACAAAAAGAAATTATGCGAGATATTCGTAACCTAGAAACCCGTACAACTATAAATGAAAAAGATATTTCTACAATCAATAAACAATTAGAAAAAATCAGTCTGAATACCACATGGATTTTACGACTTGTTATTAGCGCTATAGTTATGGCAGTTTTGGGATTGATACTCAAAGGTGGAATTTAGGGTGTGAGTATAAAAGTATTTGCGAAAGAGGGACAAGAGTCTCTCTTTTTATTTTGAAATGAGGTGGTCAAAGTGGAAGGATTACAAGAAGTAAGAAGCGATGTTCAAGAAATCAAGCAAGATATTAAGGACATTCGTTTAGAGATTAAAAGTTTAGAAATGCGAACGACAGGTAATGAAAAAGACATCATCAATATCAATAAGCAGCTAGATAAGATCAGTGCAAATACTACTTGGATTTTGCGACTTATTGTTGGTGGGATTGTAGGAGCTGTTCTTACGTTGTTATTGAAGGGGGGTGGTATGTAATGGTTAGTTTAGCCATGATGATTGGAATTGTAGTAGGTCTTTCACAGATTGTAAAAACAGTTGGATTACAAACAAAATACGTTCCGTTATTAAATTTAACGCTTGGCATTGTGCTAGGCGTTTTATTTTTGGACGGAGATATCAAAGTGAATGTATTTCAAGGAATCATCATTGGACTCTCAGCAAGTGGATTATTTGACCACACCAAAATTATAAAAAAGGATGTTGATGCTAAATGAAAAAGACAATGAAACATATTATCTCATTACTTATGATTCTAGCACTTGCTAGTTCTTTTGCTACAAGTGCTTTTGCTGATAGAACACTTATTATTCCTGATTTACCTAAACAACCATACCGTAATGGTGTAGGTGCTTATGAGGGCGTTGTAGCACATTCTACAGCAACTCCAGAAGCTCCAGCTATTAATATTCAAAAATACGAAACTCGTACATGGAGAAATGCATTTGTTCACTATGCAGTAGACTGGAATGAAACGATTCAAATTGCTGATACTAAATATATTGCTTATGGTGGGGGACCAGGTGCAAACAAACGCTTTGTACACGTAGAGCTTTGCGAAACAGCAGATTACGAGAAATTCAAACGCAGCTATGATAAATACGTGAAGTTACTTGCTAAAATCCTTCGTGACCGTGGTTTATCTGTAGAAAAAGGATTATGGACTCACTACGATGTAACAAAATACCTTGGTGGTACAGATCATGAAGATCCACTTGACTACTTAAAGTCTCATGGCATTTCAGAAGCTCAATTTAGAGCAGATGTACAACGTGCATACAATAATTCCAGTGTAGATGTTTCAGTTCCTGATAAGCCATCTAAGCCAGCAGAAGTTCCGACAGCTGTAACAGATGGTATTGCTTATATAGAAGGTTACAACGTTAATTTACGTAAAGGACCTGGTACAAGCTATTCTAAGATTCGTCAGTTAAATAAACCAGAAGCGTATCAAGTATGGGGAGAAAAGGACGGATGGCTTAACTTAGGTGGTGAGCAATGGATTAAAAACGATCCATCTTATGTGAAGTTTAATAAGAAAAGTACAGTAGATTCATCTATTGTAGGAAAGCGTGTTGTTTCTAAAGTAGATAACCTACGTTTCTATGATTCTGCTTCTTGGCAGGATAAAGATGTTGCTGGTTCTGTGGATGCAGGGTTAGGATTTACAATTGATGCGAAAGTAAGTGTCAATGGATCGTCACAATATAAAGTACACAACAGCCAGGGTAAAACATACTATGTAACAACAAATGAAGCCTATGTGTATGTGAAGTAAAAAAAAGCCGTCCTGTTGGGCGGCTTTTTTTGTTTATATACTATTAAAATTTACTTTTAGATAATGCCTTTAATATAGGTTTAAAGATTTTACTTAATATACGAAATCCGTTAAATATAGAGCGCACAACTTTCATAAAGTTAACACACCTACTTTCACACTTTATAAATCAGATATTTTTTTAACTTCTTTTTCCTTCGCTTTAAATTCTCTTTTATATTGCTTGAAATCTTGTTTGCTAACTCTAAATTTTTCACCAGTAGCTACATTCTTTACTAAGTATGTTTTAGTTATTGAGAAATAATAAATTAAAAATAATATACAAGATATTGAAAAGGTAGGGATGCCTAAGATTAATGCCATAATAAACAACATTATATCTAATCCCGTAAACATTCGTTGCAAGACAATTCTCTTTCCAGCGGCAGCTTCTGATTGCTGTAGTTGTTGCATACGTTGTAGCGATGCAATAGTATCATAACTCATGAAATAACCTCCTTGTTATATCGTTAGCTTACTTGATTAATATTCTTTGTCCACTTTTCGTAACTCTGACTGTGTAAGTCCATATGTCTCTGTTGTACAACCTGCTAACAACATAACAGGTAATGCTAAAGCTCCCATTTTACGTTTTATTGTCAC